GCGGGCGTCGAGTCGAACACCTGACCGCCGACGCTCAGGAGCGCCGCGATAGCCACGGCGTCCGTCACGGAATCAAGCTGCTCGCCCGCGTAGTGCGATTGAGTGCCGACCTGGACGTTGTTGATGAGGAACTGCGTTGCCATGTTTTGAACCTTCCGCGCAGCGGGCGAGCGGTGCCGAAGCACCGCCCGTCCGTCACGCTACGGATCAGCCGAGCGCGTGCTCGATGATGATGGCGCGCTTGTACCGCTGCGGGCCGGTGGTCGCGGTCACGTCGCTCGGGATCGGGAAGCCCGTGGTGATGCTCCAGGTGCTCGCCACGATGTCCTGCAAGCGGTCGATGGGCGCACGCAGCGTGAGCCGGATGCGCTCGGTGAGCACGGACAGACCCGAGTTCACCACGTCAAACTCGCCGATCTTGCCGGTGATGCCAGCTTCGCTGACGTAGTTCGTCTCGCTCAGGTACTTCTCATAGAGAGCGCCCTTGCCAGTCACGAGGATGCGACCGATTCGGATGCCCGCGTTGTTGACCGTCTCCGCTCCGATGTCCTCGGAGTAGAGCGCGTTCGTACCCGTGCTCGTGGTGTCGCCCGAGTTCAGGCTGTCCGGGGACTCCGTGTTCATGAAGAACATGATCCCGCTGATCGCTCCGATGAAGCCCTCGTGGTAGATCGAGTGCTCGGGCAGCGCGGTGTTGAGGCGCTGGAACGCGGGGTCCGTGAAGACCTGCGCGTTGGAGTCGGGCGAGATGTGCGCGTGGAAGTAGCCGTCCTCGTGCGGCTGGACGTTCTGCCGACGCAGCTTGTTCACCGCGTTGATGGCGTCCTGAAGTACGAACGTGTCGGCCGCGCCGATGGCGTCCACCGAGTCGCCGCCGCCTGAACGGATCACGTCGGGCTTCGCGTTCGAGAGAACGGGAGTCCGCGCCGGGATCGGATTCACGAGCGCCGAGCCGAGCAGGACCACGCCGGGTCCGTTCGGGTCGTTGATGTTGTCGGGCGTGAACGAGACGACCGTGTTCGCGGGCTCGCCCACGACGTTGATGCGGATCGGCAGCGGAGTCGCCGCGCTCACCGGAGCAGGTCGCACGGTGCTGCCGGGGATCACGACATCCGTGAACCCGTTGAGCGCCGCGATGTGCAGCGTGACCGCACCGGCCAGAGCCGGGTCGATGGTCGCCGTCTGCCCCGAGAGGTACGCCGTGAACAGCGCGTTGCGGGGAATCCGGTTGAGCGACTGACCAGCCTGGAGGCCAAGCTGATGGATGTTGCGGAGGAACTGATTGGCGTTCGCCACCGCGCTCGTCGGCATGTGCGTGTCGATGGTTCCCGCGTAGCGGTCGAGTCGCGCTTCCCACTGCTCGTAGGAGACGGTCTGCGGCGTCGGGTCCGTACCAGCGGCGAGCGGCTTCACGATGGGGCGAAGCAGGCCGGGCCGCGACATGAACAGGTTGGTGCCGGTGTTCGCGGCCCACTCCTCGACCAGCGCCTCGGCGCGGTACTGGAGAGCAGGATAGAGGCCGTCGTGGAAGGCGCGCTCCAGCAGACCTTCCTGAACGAGTTGAAGAATCGCGGGCGGGATGCCGAGCACGAGGTTGGTAGCCATGAGAAAAGAACTCCTTGGGGATGCTTGGTTGCGTTGCCGTTGGTCAACGAAGATCGCCGCGAGAGTTCACGTCGATGGTCGCCCGACGGGGGGCGGAGGCGGCGTGCCTCGTCACGAGATGTTGTTGAGGGTGAACTGCCGAATCGTCTCCGTCAATAGCTGATGCCGCGACGACGCTTCTCGGCGTCCCACTCACCCTTGGTCATGGTGTTCGGCATGCCTGGTTTCGCCGTCTTCGTCGTGAGCGCGTTCGTCGCGGTCGGCGACGGCTTCTGCACCGGCCGAGGGCCAGTCGTGAGCGGGCGCTGCAAGGGAGCCTTCGGCGGTTCTGGCGCGGGCGGTGACGCGGCCGATACCTGCACGCGAGCGAACGCGGGCTTGCTCTTGGCGTAGGTCGAGAACCACTTGTCCACGTCCTTGTCGGTCATCTTCGCGGCGTCGCGCGGGCTGACCTTCGTGAGCACCTGCCTCGCGTAGAGGAAGGCCACGTCGTCAACGTAGTCGTCGCCGACATGCTTCGCCGCGATCTTCCTGATGATCGCGTCCTGCTTGTCGAAGGCGCGTTGTGCATCGACGCTCCGCGCCTTGTCGCGCCACTTCGTCGTTTCCTCCTGCGCGCGTGCCAGGTCTGCGTTCAGCCGCTCGACCTCGCTCATCTTCGCGCGCTCGCGCTCGTCGCGCTCCGTCCGCATCGCGGTGAGTTCGTCCTTGATCTTGCGGATCTCGGCCGGGTCATCGGTGCCGAACGCCTCGACGAGCTTCTTCCGCTCGGCGCGCTTCGCCTGCTCGATGCGCTCGTTGAACTTCTCCTTGGAGAGAAGGATCTCATCGCTCGACCGACGAGGCGCGGGCGGCTCTGCTGGCGTCGCCTCGGGCGATGCGCTCACGGGCGCGGCCGGGACAACGGGCGCGCTCGGTGTTTCGGGGACGGTGATCTCGGGGAGATCGCTGCTCAGGTCGTTGGGGTCCATGCGGTGTTGCTTCCTCTTTGCAGACGCGGACGGCTCTCACCATCCCAGAAGTGACTCGGCGTGCGCGGCTTGGTTCAAGCTCACCGCACACGCCGACGTTGATCACATGATCGTGGAATCGGCGTCCAGCAGAGCCGGGACGTTGATGGCCGAAACCACCGTCAGCGTCACGGTCGCCGCCGTCACGGCGTCCGCGACTGCGAACGTCACGGTGCCCTTGGCGAGATTCAGCCGCGCCTGACCAGCGGCGGGAGCGCCCGCGCCGGGGACGAGGATGATCTTCTTGCCGAGCGTGGTGCCCGCCGTCGCGTTCGCGTCCGCGAGCAGGATCACTCCGCGACCAGTGAGCGATGCGGGGAGCGTCAGCACGTTCGCGGCGACGCTACCGGCGAAGATGAACTCGTCGCCCTTCTCAGGGATGAACTCCACGTCCACCTGCGAGTAGGTGCTGGTGGCGAGCAGAACGATGTCGCCGTTGGGCGCGACGGCGATCTGTCCGTCGGCGGGAGTCGCGCCGAACGCCTGCACGGCGAGTTCGCCCAAGGTGCCGCCGCCCGCGCGAGCGTAGGCGCGCTGGATGCTGCTCGCCTTCGCATCGCTCGGCAGAGCGAACGACCTGAGTGTGGCGAGCACGTTCGTCGCGGCCAGCGGCGTCCCCATCCGAATCTGCGTCGAGATGGCGCTTCGGAGGATCTGCCCGAAGCCGAGGATACGCATGCCATCGGCGAGGGTGTTCGGGTTGGCGGCGTCGAGAACTTTCTTGAGTGACTGCGACATGTGAGAGGTGCTCCTGGCGGCGGGTTACTGATTGCCGCAGACGAAGTATTCGATCCGAGACGTGCCCTTGAGTTCCAGCTTCTTGAGGAAGTTGATGTCCGAGAACTCCATCACGACGAGTCCCTGGAAGCCAGGGTCCGTCACGATGATGTTCCCGCCGCTGCCGTCGTCCTGCGTTCGTCGCATGGAGATCGGTGCGTCGGACTTGAGATAGAGGAAGTTCGCCTTGGTGACGGCGGCTCCGCTCGTGCCGTTCGGCTCGGACATCTGCACGAACGCGCTCGGGCTGTTGAGCATCATCGCGAGGATACCGCTCGCAACCTGATAGCCCTTGCCGTTGCAGCCGCCGCCGACGGTGGAGAGCGGCGTGCTCGCCACCATTCCTGGGAACGTGCTGTCGCAAGCTGACGGCGGGCCAGCCGTCAACGTGCCATCGATCTTGAGCACTCCCATGACGCGACTCTCAGAGCTTGAACGGCTTGTGGACCGCGTTGCCCGCGACGGTGCCGAGCGGGTTGCCAGCGTCCTGCGAAGGCGTCACGACCTCGGCAGCGGTCATCGGACCAGCGGCCTTGTCCTGCGGGTTCACGGGAGATGCGCCGCTCTGCTGCGGACGGCTCACTCCGTAGCTCGCAGGCTGTCCGCCACCGGATGCCGATCCGTTACCGCGTGGGTTTGTGAGGAAGTCGTTGCCTGATCCTGAAGCCATGTCGGTCTTTCCTTTACCGTCACCGAAAGGCGACGTGCTTCCGTTCCCTGGAGTGCTTGGCATCTTCGATCCTTCTACGCGCCGATCATCCTTGCGTCAAACGCATCGGCGAGATGTGAGCGTCGTTGATCGGTCCCGCATCGGGCCACGGGATCGGAGTCTCACCATCGAGCACGCGCGTCTCGTTCACGATCACCTGCATCGACACGCCGCGCGCTCGTGCTGCCTCGTACACTTTGGCAGGCGTCTCGACCGGCACGGGTTGGCTCGGACCACTCGGCATCTTGCCGATGTTCTGCGCCGTCGGATTGGGACCAGTGAGCCGGAACGGACCCGCCATGTCAGGGAGTCTCGCAGGTCATCGGGGCGCTGTCCAGCCCGAGCCGAACCGCCCTATTGATGGGCATGTGGCTCCTATTCGATGGCGGGTTCGTGAGCATCGTCGCTCACCGAGAAAACAAGGCGCTCCTGTGTGTCCGAGGCCGCGTGCGCGGGGACGTGGAGGCGTTCTGCAAGACGGCGATTGCCGACCCGAAGGGCATCCTTGAGACGCTGGACGCGGACTACCGCTTCCGGGTGGTGCTCGGCCGGGGAATCGTGATGGCGGCGGTGGTCGAGATCGTGGCGACGATGGACTACGACAACTTCAAGACACGGGTCGCGCGGTCGCAAGGCATCGCGCGGTCGAACGTCTACCATGACGTGTGGGAGGATCTGCTTCGGCTAGACACCCGGCACGAGGAGCGGTGAGATAAGTCATGGCACGCGATACCAGCTTCGACATCGACCCGAAGAATCCGACCGTCGCGCTGGAGTACAACGGGAAGATGTACTCGCTCGACAAGTACGATGCGCTGATGGATGCAGGCGCGACGCTCCAGACGATCTTCTACGTCCTCAAGGACGGGTCGCGGGTGAGCCCCGGCAAGATCGGTGGGTCGCCTTCTGATCTGAAGTTCGACGACGAGAGCGACACAGTTCTGTTCTAGTCCGCGATCTCCTCAAGCGTCACGAGCACCGCGTGCGTGCGGCTGGCGTTCAGCAACTTCTCAGCGTTCGCGATGCGATAGCGAGCGCCAGCACGAACGACGAACTCACGTTCTTCTCGTCCACTCTTGGAGTGCGTTTCAACTGCCATGCGGTTAGCCACCGTTTTCGGGCTCACCTTCAGCTTGAAGACGACCTGATAGCCCTGCGCTCGTTCACCGTTCGCATCGCGAATCGCTTTCCCCAAGTGATCATTCGCGCCGCCCTTTCGTGCGAATGAAAGCGCGACCCTCGGGTTCCAACTCGTCGAGGTGACTGCTTCCGTCTGGAACACGCCCTTGTTCAGAATCGCGTGGAGCGCATCGCGCGATAGATTCCCGATGCCGCGATATAGCTCCGTGACTTTCGCCTCGTGTTCGTTGCTCGTGAGCGCGGACTTCTCACCGGCTGCGGTCGCCTTGTTCACGCGGTCGAACGCGGATTCAATCTTCGCGTGCGCTGTCCTCGCTCCCTTGTAGGTGTACCCTTGACGACCGCCTCCGTAAGATCCGCCGAATGACGGATACTTCGTTTCCCATTCCGCCTGCGTGAGACGCACGGCATCACGGATCGGCCCGTAGCTGTTCCCCGTGTAGGCCAGCAACTTGTTGAACGCCTGCGACTCTGCGGCCTTCAGAGATTCCATCTTGCGATGGGTCGCGCTTTGAAACTCACGGTGATCGTTGATCGACATCCCGGTTGGGGTAGTGAGATTCCCCTCGCTGTTGCCAGCGAGCAACGGTGCCGGTTTCAGATCCTCGAACTTGTAAACCGTGCGCGGTGCCGTCGGTACAGCTTCGACGGGCGGCAGAAGTCCCTTCTTCCGAGCACGGTAGTCGCGTGATGCTTTCGCCTTCGCCGCCTTCAGCGCGATGGCTTTAGCTTCGGGGCTCGCGTTCGCCGGAAGCGGTGAAGCGATGACGGCAGCCTTCGCCGCCTTCTCAACGGCGACTTCTTCCGCTTTCGCAACCTGCCCGTGATCATCGAGGTTCGCGCCCTTCATCTTCGACTGCTTCTTGAGCAGGAACGTGGTGCGCGCCTCCAGCATCGCGGCGACCTTCTCAGCCGATGCTAGATCGAGGTTCGGCGCGTGCTGCGCGATGTACGCTTTCCACGATCCGTACTTCTGACGGAGCGCCGTGATCTTGTTCACCTGCTCGTAGAGCCCGGTGATCTGCTCCGCGCTCGTGACGCCAGCCTTCTTCGCGGTGCTTGAGTAATACTCGTTCTTCGACGGCTGGAAGAAGCCTTCCCATTCGGTGACTTCATTCAGCAGGTGAGGAGGTTTCAACCCGCCTTGTGCGCGGTAGAGCAGCGACCCGCCTGAGTCGATACGAACCGGCGTTCCACCGGGCGTGACCATCACGTTGTCGAGCCCCGTGCCGACAGCATCCCAATTCGCCACGAGCACGTCGGCTGCGAAGCCGTCGAGCATCTTCGTCGCGACGTGCTCATCGAGCGCGTGGCTCAACTTCTTGCCGTCGATGATCTCGCTCGCATAGGCGAGCTTGTCATCCGGCAGCTTGAACACTTCGCTCGTTGACGCCGCGATGTTCAAGTCCTTGTAGATGCGGTTCGTCAGGTCTTCGAGAATCGCTTGCTCAGGATTCGCGTAGAACTTGACGTAACGCTTCACGCCATCGGCACCTATGAACATGCCGCCCGGATTGCTTCCCTTCTTCTCGCCGACTTGGTTGCTCCACTTCTTCGTCAGCGGGTCGAACTCGCCGAGGATGTTCTCGTACTGAATCGGCGCGTTCACGGATGCGTTGAACATCTTGGTGAAGGCTTCATCCGACATGAAGTCAGGCGGCACCGGCTTCTCCGGTTCGGCCTCAATCGGTTGTTCCTCTAGCGCATCCAATTCTTCATCCGTCATATGCGGCGGAAGTGGAGCTGGTGACGGCGTTGGAATCGTGACGGGCTCGGGCACAGGCTCAGGCACAGGCTCGGGCACGCTCTCCGAGAGCGGCTTCGGTGGCGCTGCCTTGCCAAACAGGTTGATGTCCACCGTCGTCATCGTCGGACGCGGCGGCGGCGAGCCCTTGTTCCCTTGCGCGGTCCAGCGCGCTTGAACCTCACCATCATCGCGCCACTTCAGCGAGGCGGGGATCGGCCACGAGATACGATGCGGGACGACAACCTCGCGATCATTCGGTCGGTTCGGCGGGTGCTGGTAGTAGCCGCCTGCCCACTCGAACGCCTGCATCGGCTTTCGGATCTGGCCGTGTACTTGGTACGAGTCCCACCCGGTGCGGTCGTCGAACGTCGCCGACAGGATCTTCACCATGTCACCGAGTACATCGTTCGCGGCGCGCGTCGCTTCCCATCCAGCGCGGTTGTACGCGCCCATCGTTTCGGTTCGCACGATGCGCTCGGCCCAATGCGCGGGCGCTGCTTTCAAGAACGGTGATGCCGCCGTGAGGTCGTTGCGAACTTCGGCCCACGGCTGCCCTTGGATCATTCCGAGCTTGAGCCGATCCTCGAAGTGGTCGAGCACGGTCATCCCGTAGCGCGCGAGGATGCCCTGCTTCGCCTTCGTCGCGGGCACTCCCGGCGTTCCCGTCGTCAGGTGTCGGAGCATGCTCGCGCGTGCTCCCTGATGCGACCTGTCGAACATCATCGCCTCGTTCAGAGGAAGGCGCGCGTTGATGCCGCGGTACTTCTTCTCCGAGTCCTGCATGAACTGGATCGTGCCGTCGGTCGCCAGGTCCGCGACGCCCGCTGCCTGGTTGACGAGCGTGGACTGCATGCCGCTCGTGAGCCCCTTCAGCGTGTGTTCAATCTGCTGAAGCGTCAGCTTGAGTTGCGTCGCGGTGAAGCTGTCCGCGCCGGGGCCGGTGAGCCCAACGGTCGCGGTGAGCCGGTGGTTCAGTTCAAGCTGCGCCTGCTCAAGCGTCTTCTTCAAGCTGGCAGGGCCGACGACTTGCGCGAGCTTCGTCGCCTCGGCGCGGTTGCGCGTGAGGATCGAAACGGGATCGGGAGCGGCCACGCGCTACCCGCCGAACGGAGACGGCTTCGGCGTCGCCGGTTCCGCATCGGGCTCCGTGCCGGTCTTCTTCTCGCCTTCGTCCTTGCCGACGACTTCGCCCTGCGCTTCGCCCTTCGCGGCGCGCAACGCTGAGAACTCGGAGACGGTGAGCGAGCCATCGGGATCTGGCCTGCCGTCGCGCGTGAGAAGCGGGCCGAGGCCGACGCTGCCGCGCGCTTCGTTGACCGTCGTGATCGACGCGAGATCGCTCGCCGTGAGTTCGAGCTTCCCTTGTTTCTCGACCGGCTCCTCGAACAACGGCGTGCCCGGTGTCTCGTCGGGCGCCGTCTCAGCAGGTGCCGTCTCGTCGGGAGTTGCACCGGGCGGGAGTTCGTCTTGCGAGTCCACCTTGCCACCGGCATCACCACCGAGCATTGCGGCGCGGCCTTCACCCGTGTCGAGTTCCTGTTCGTCGATGCGCGCCTGCTCCTTGAACGGGTCGAGGTTGAAGATCGCGGAGAGTTCTTCCACGCCGGTCTTCTTCGACATGATGCCTTGAACGACGGCGGCGCCGATGGTCGTAGCCTGCGCTTGCTGATCCGTCGGCGTCGGGTTGAAGAACGCGGGCCAGTCCAGGTCGATGTCCGTGCTCTCACCGGGTTCGCGCTCGACGCTCGTGCTCACCGGCTTCCCGTCTACGATGTCCGTCTGCACGCGCGGCGGGAGCTTGATCGCGAGTTGAACTTCCGTCTCCTCGCCCGTCTCCTCATCGACCTCGGTGTGCGTGGTGTTCGTGCGCGTCTGCGCGACGCGAAGCATCTGCGTCAGGAGGCGGGTGATCGCATCGCCGTACTGCTCGCGCAGGATCTCGCACTTCGCCAGCATCGGCTCATAACGCACCTTCAGCGCGAGGCTCGACGTGCCGCTGC